CAGAAAAACACTTGGGGAAACCTGAGTGTTTTTCTTGGCTTCAGAAAGTTCATTGAAAAATAGATAAAAATGGTGTATTTTATAGAAGGCTATAATAAGATGATGAAAAAGGAGGTAGTTATGGAACAATCAGACAACAAGTCCCCGAAACTCCTGATAAAACGGGCGTTCGAGCGGGGCGAGCGTCTAACGACGCTGACAGGAAATCAAATCGGACATACCGTCGATTTCCGAAAGGTCGTCTCCGAACTGAGAGACGAGGGATTCCAAATCAAAGACTATTGGGGGAAAGCCCCCGACGGTCGGAAATTCAAAATCTATTATCACGAAATGCAAAGCCCGAAGCAGTCAGAGGGCATAACTAAATAACATTTTATTATGGATAATGAAATTATCGAAATCAAACAGGCAGAGGTAATCTCCGCAATCAACCGAGCAGAGGTCGATATTCAAATCTCGACCGCCAAACAGTACCCGAGAGACCTCCCCCGTGTCCTGAACACTATCGCAACCTATGCGACAATGGACAAAGAGACCGCCGAGGACTGTTTCTACGTCCTCCGTCGCAAGGACAAAGACGGGAACGATTCCGTTATCGAGGGACTGTCAATCCGTATGGCGGAAATCATCGCCTCGGCTTGGGGCAATCTCCGTATTCAGACCCGAATCGTCGGCAACGACGGGCGAATGATAACCGCTCAGGCAATGTGCCACGACCTCGAATCGAACGTCGCCGTCTGTAAGGAGGTCTCCCGCTCAATCGTAACGAAAAAGGGCTATACGTTCTCTCAGGATATGCAAATCGTTACGGGGAACGCAGCCTCCGCAATCGCATTCAGGAACGCCGTCCTGTCAGTTATCCCGAAAGCGGTAACAAAGAAAATCATCAACGAGGTAAAGAACGTCGCTCTCGGACAGTCGATAGACCTCGAAACGAGCCGACAGAACGTCCTCGCCTATTTCAAGAAACTCGGCGTAACTCAGGAACAGGTATTCCTCTACCTGAACGTCAAGTCTCTCGACGAAATCGACAAACAGAAGATTTTCGAGCTGCGAGCCACGGCGAACGCTATCAAGGAGGGAACGACGACCGTTCAGGAGACGTTTATCAACCCCGAAAAGGAGGCGAAAGCACAGGCAGCAGCCGAGAAGAAAGCCGAGACCGCTCAGGACAGAGCCGCAGCCGCTATCGCCCGTTCAACAGGAGCAGCCGCCGTCGAGGTCGCCGAGGCGGAGGTCGTCAATCCTGAGACAGGAGAAGTCGTAAAAGTCAAGAAATCAACCAAAAAATAAAAGAAAATGGAAATCAACGTATCAAACCTGAGAGCGGCTTATGCCGCAGCGGACGAGAGCGGAAAAACGCTCCTCCGCAACCTGTTCCCTGACGCAGATCTGAACAAGGACAACAGACCCGTAACGGAAAGAATCAAGACGTTCGAGGACGCCTGTCAGGAACTCGGCGAGGAGCATCCGTTCGTCGTCGCATACAGAGCCGTCGAGGACATCGACGAATGCTCGGGAGACATCGAGGCTTACCTGAAACTCCGAATCATCGTCGCCGCCCTGAACGAGGGTTGGACGCCTGAACTCAAAGAGGACAAAATCCTCTACTATCCGTGGCACTGGCTCTACACTCAGTCGGAAATCGACGATATGGACGAGGACGAGCGAAAGGAACGCCGTATGATGCAGACAGGCGACTATGCCACAGAATATGCGGGTTTCGCCGCTGCGTCCTCGCATTACGCCCCCTCGCTTACGCATGCGCACATCGGCTCTCGCCTTTGCTTAAAGAGCAGCGAACTCGCCTCGTACTGCGGAAAACAATTCATCGGAATATGGGCTGATTTCCGCCTGATACGCCGCTGATAAACCGTTCGGGAGGGTAACTCTCCGTCGCCCTCCCGAACTCCCTGTAAAATCAAAATTTAATCTAAATAACAGCATAAATGGCAAGGTTGGATATTGAGCGACAGATAGAACTCGAACCGCTTAGAATGGAGTACGCAAAAGAGCAAATATCCGCTCTCGGATATGAAGTTTCCGAACACGACGGGAAAGAACTCAGATTCTCCCACAGAGGGAAAATCGTTAAATTTTTCCCTTACAGCGGATGGGCAACAGGAGCGACAATCAAAGACGGACGAGGTCTCCGCAAATTATTGAACCAACTAAAATCATCAACAAAATGAGTAATACAGTAATTCGTCCGAAAGACAGAGCCGAATGGCTCAAAGTGAGAGAATCAGGAATCGGTTCGTCCGAGGTCGCAACGATTATCGGTCTGAACCCGTGGGAAACACCGTATCAGTTATGGAGACGCAAAATCGGTCTCGACGCTCCGAAACAGGAGAATTTCGCTATGAAAGCGGGACACTACTTGGAGGACGCCGTCGCACAGTTTTGGCACGACGAAACGGGTCGAGACATCATCAAGCGCAGCGCAATCGATTGGATTATCCGAGACAACGAACGCCCGTTCCTCCAAGTGTCGCCCGACCGCACGTTCTGGCTCGGAGAGAGCCGTTCTCCGAACGACAAAGGAATCCTCGAATGCAAGACGACCCAAATGTCAATCGACGCCGACGACATTCCGAAACATTGGTTCTGTCAGGTTCAGTATCAACTCGGAGTTGCGGGTCTCTCGTTCGGCTCTCTCGCTTGGCTCTGTTCAGGTCGGGAGTTCGGCTACAAGGACATCGCCCTCGACCCTGAGTTTTTCGGCTGGCTGATTTCAGAGGTCGAGCGTTTTTGGGTCGATAACATTCAGGGACGGCAGGAACCCGATGCGACGAACGTAAGCGACGTTCTCCTGAAATACAACCGACACACCGACGGAAAGATTATCGAGACCACAGAGGAGGTTTTCGACGCCTACAAATCACTGAAAGAAGTCCGACAGGAAATCGACGCTCTCGACGCCCGCAAGACCGAGTTGGAGGAGAAAATCAAACTCGCATTCGGAGACGCCGAGGGACTGTCGTTCGGAGGACAGACAATCGCAACGTGGAAAGCCCCGAAAGCCTCGACGAAGTTCGACGCAAAAGCGTTTCAGGCTGCGCATCCTGACCTCGCTCGGGAGTTCACTGTTCCAAGTCAGGGAGCGAGACGATTCCTCCTCAAATAAACGTATAACCTGTTCAGATAACTATTTCGCAGAATGATAACCATATCGAACAAACAGCGGGACGACATCGTCCGATACCTCGACCTCCTCTGTCAGACGTTGGAGGGAGACAGCACACGGATTTTCAACACGAAACGCCTCGCCCGCAAACTGTCGAAAACGCTCGAATCGAAACAGCCCGTTCGAGCCTCCGAATTACCTGAACAGTTAAATTTTTCTCGCAAAACGAAGTGATTACGGTATAATCGTTATAACTTTGCAATAACCAAATTATAACAGAATGATAACAGATAAAAATATAAATCTCCGTGTATGGGTGGGACAGCCGAAAGACGTCCCGACGTTGCTGTTTAGCGTGGTTAGCCCTAAGCACGGGGATTTTTTCTTTTGATATGATTACACTAAGGGAAAATCAGTCCGAACCGATAGCGAAAGCGATTCAGTTTTTTCAGGAGAAAAAGCCGAAACCAAGCCTGATAGTCCTCCCTACAGCGTGGGGAAAATCAATCCTGACAGCGTTCGTCGCAAAGAACACGGACGACCGTCTCCTCGTTCTCCAGCCGTCGAAAGAACTCCTCGAACAGAACTACTGCAAATATATGTCGCTCTGCGGGGATTTCGGGACGAATGCGGGGATTTACTCCGCCTCGTTCGGTCGTCGGGAAATCGCTCAGATAACATACGCCACAATCGGTTCTATCAAGAACCTCGGAGAGACGTTCAAACGATACGGATTCACGAAAATGCTAATCGACGAGGCGCACCTGTATCCTCGGGAGGCTGACAGTATGCTCGGGCGATTCCTGAAAGACAGCGGTATTACCCACGTCCTCGGAATCACGGCGACGCCTGTCAAGTTACAGACGAACCGAGACCGAGACGGACAGACGTTCTCGAAACTCGTTATGCTGACGAGCCGTTCAAAGAAAGGGAATTTCTACAAAGACATTATCCACGTCGGACAGGTTCAGGAAATGGTTCGTCTCGGCTTTTGGTCTCCGCTCCTGTATGAGACCGCATCGTTCGACGACAGTCTCCTCGTTTTCAACTCCTCGAAATCAGAGTACACGGAGGACAGCGTTCAGCGGGCATACGACGCCAACGGAGGAACTCAGGGGATAACAGATACGCTCGACAAACACCCCGAGAGAAAACACGTCCTTGCGTTCGTTCCGTCGGTTCAGGACGCTATCGACCTGTCTCAGCGATACCCGAACTCAGGCGTTATCTACGGCGAGCAGGACAAACGGGAGAGAGAACAGACCGTCGCCCGATTCCGCTCGGGAGAGATACGGGTTCTGTTTAACGTCCGAGTTCTCTCGACGGGTTTCGACTTTACGGGAATCGACTGTATTGTTCTCGGAATCTCGACAGCCTCTATCGCCCTGTATTATCAGATTATCGGACGAGGAACTCGAATCGACCCTGAGAAACGGGACTGTCTTATTTCAGACCTCGGAGGAAACGTCGAGAGGTTCGGACGGGTCGAGGACATCGTTTTCGATAAAGGTCGTCTGTGGAGAATGTTCGGAACAGGAGGGCGTCTCCTGTCAGGCATACCGATTCACGACATCGGTAAATACAGTCGGGAGGACACTCAGGCGATAGACGCCCAAAAGGTCGCCCCTATCGAGGTTATGCCGTTCGGCAAATATCAGGGAGAGCGCATCGCAAATATCCCTCTGAATTATCGTCAATGGATGATACGTTCGTTCGATTGGAACGCCCGAAACGAGAAACTCCGTCAATCAATCTTAGCAACAATGTAGAACAGGAGGTAATTATGGGACGACCAAAGAATAATTCAGCCGAGTATTTCAGCCACGACGCCGATATGAGAAACGACGTCAAGGTAAAAGCACTGAGGAGACGGTTCAGCCACACGGGATATGCCGTGTGGAACTATATCCTCGAAACCCTGACAGACAGCGAGAATTTCGAGCTGGATTTCCGAGAAGTGAATCGGGAACTCCTCGCCGCTGACTATGAACTCTCGGTCGAGGAACTGACAGAAATCGTCGAATACGCCTGTCGAATCGCCCTCCTCCAAATGTCAGAGGACGGGACTGTCCTGTTCTCTGCGGCGCATAAACGCCGTTTCGCTCAACTCTTGGAACGTCGCTCGAAACTCTCTCAGGCGGGCAAGAAAGGAATGGCGAGCCGTTGGAATAACGCTAACGAGGATATAACTCCGAATAAGGAGGTTATAACTCAGGATAGCAAAGAAAAGGAAACTAAAGTAAAGGAGAGTAAAGGAAAGAAAATAGAATATCCTTATCAGGATATAGTCGCCCTGTGGAACTCTGTCTGTTCCTCTCTCCCGAAAATCAAGTCTCTCAACGATAACAGGCGCAACAAAATACGTCTCCGCCTCGCCGAGTTCTCGGACGACAGCAGCCGTTGGCTCTCCGTCTGTCAGGAGTTATTCGAGAGGATTCAGGCGTCGAAATTCCTCTGCGGAGGAAACAACTCAGGCTGGACGGCATCGTTCGACTGGGTTTTCGAGAACTCGAAAAATTGGCTGAAAATCGTCGAGGGAAACTACGACAACGACCGAGGCTCTCGTTCTGCGGCGAATAGAGGCTCTCTGACGGGCGCAAATCTCGGAGTGGGAGAACGAATCGACGAGGAGACAGGACGCCGCACATACGGCTCAGGACGAGCCACAATCCCGAACGACGCTCCGCCCCGTCCGTCCGAGAAACACGCTTGGGACGAGAAAACGCATAATTGGATTCTGCTATGAGATTGAATTGGGAAAAATACGGAATATCCGCCCCGTTCGGAACGAGGTCGGGAAACAAAAAGGTTTTCTGCCCTCAGTGCCACGACGAACGTCGGGACAAACGGGACAAAAGCCTGTCGATAAATCTTGCGACGGGCGAGTTTCATTGCCACTACTGCGGTTTTTCAGGCTGCGCCGCCGAAAAGGAATCGTGGGAACGGGAGGAGCGTCCGTGGCATAACTACGCCCCAATCAAGCGACAGAAGCCGACATACAAGAAACCGACGCCCCGCCCTGTCTCTCCGATTTCAGCGAAAGCCCTTGCGTGGTTCGCCTCCCGAGGAATATCGGAACAGACGCTCCGAGAAATGAAAGTAACGGAGGGACAGGAGTGGATGCCTCAGAAGAACGGACAGGCGAATACGGTTCAGTTCAACTACTATCGAGACGGCGTCCTCCTGAACACGAAATTCAGGACGGGCGACAAATGTTTCAAACTCTGTTCAGGAGCGGAACTCCTCCCGTATAACATCGACGGGATAAAAGGGCAGAAAGAATGTATCATCACGGAGGGCGAAATGGACGCCCTGTCGTTCTATGAGTGCGGTCGGCACGACGTCGTCTCTGTCCCGAACGGGGCGAACGCAAACATCGATTACCTCGACGATTATATCGAGGACTATTTCGACGACAAAGAGACGATTTTCATAGCCTCCGACACTGATACCAAAGGCGTCCTCCTGAGAGACGAACTCGTCCGTCGTTTCGGGGCTGAACGCTGTCGAATCCTCGAATACGGGGAGGGATGCAAGGACGCAAACGAACACCTGCAGAAGTTCGGAAAAGCGAGCCTCCTGAAATGTCTCGAATCCGCTCCCGAAATCAAATTGGAGGGTATTTTCACGGTCTCCGATTTTGAATCCTCCCTCGACGCCCTGTTCGAGAACGGTATGCAGAAAGGCGTTACAATCGGACACGAGTGTTTCGACCGTCTCCTGTCGTTCGAGACGAAACGTCTCTGTATCGTAACGGGAATCCCTGGCAGCGGTAAATCCGAGTTCATCGACGAGATAGCCGAGCGGCTCAATATCCGTTACGGTTGGAGGTTCGCCTATTTCAGCCCTGAGAACGCCCCTCTCGCCTATCACGCCTCGAAACTGATAGAGAAGTTCACGGGCAAGAAGTTCGACAAACAACACCTGACATACGGAGAATACAGACAGGTCAAAGACCACCTCGAACAGAATTTCTATTTCATATCCCCGTCGGAGAATTTCCAAGTCGATACGATTCTCGACAGGGCAAAATACCTCGTCCGCCGACGGGGAATCAAGGCTCTCGTAATCGACCCGTATAACAGGCTCGAATCGACGAGAGGAAAACTCAACGAGACCGAGTATATCTCGGAACTCCTCGACAAACTGACGAATTTCGCTCAGATAAACGATATTTTGATAATCCTGATGGCTCACCCGACGAAAATGCAGAAGAACAAGGACGGCGAGCCTGAGATTCCGAGCCTCTATGATATAAGCGGATCTGCGAATTTCTACAACAAAGCGGATTTCGGAATCGTCGTACATCGCAACCGTCTCGACAACACGGTCGAGGTGTACGTCAAGAAAGTAAAATTCAGACATCTCGGAGAGTGCGGAATGGCTCTTTTCAAATATAACCTGAATAACGGTCGATACGTCCCGTACACGAACGGAATCGAGCCTGTTTGGGACAATGACAACCATATACAGAAAGAACTCCTCAGACGGGCGCAGGAGGCTGAACAGGCGGCGAGATTCAATTTCGACGACGACCTCCCGTTCGGAGGGAACGAGGACGAGGAGGACTGTCCGTTCTGATAATAACGTAATAACAACCTTATAACAGCGATATGGAAACAAAGCAATTTACAAACCCTGACAGGAACAGGTATTATGGTCTGAGACAGGGGGACGTCGTTATCCCTCAATATCAGAAAGAGAGGATTTGCGAGGTCGAACGTCTCGGATTCCTGAATAATAACAGCGTTCAACTGCGAGACCTCGAAACGGGCGAACTGTTCGACTACGTCGCCGAACACTGCGAACTGATTATGAAAGTCGAGGACACGGAGAAAGGAAAAGGATTGAAAACGTATGTAATCACTCTGTCGAGAAAATTCCCTGTCTCACATAAACGGGCTGGAGAACAGACGAATTTCGCACACCTACTCGGGAACGCTCTGTTCGTAAAGGAGAACGCACTGTCAGTCTGCAAGCATAAAAAACACACCATTCGGGCAAACTTTCCTCTGTGGGAGAAAAGAATCGCTCAGATACAGAATGGAGAGGCGGTTCTGTCTGTCCGTCAATGGACGGGGAAACCGTATCAGAGTAAACAGGTCGAAATCGCTCGACTGACAGCCGAGGACGGCGTCGGGATTCAGGAACTCAAACTGACAGACCTGTCGAGACCGACGACTATAAACGGGCAGCGGATAGAACTCCCTCTGCTTGCTAAGAACGACGGTCTCGGTTTTAACGATTGGTTTTATTGGTTCGAGAAATACGACCTCTCGAAACCTCTCGCAATTATTCACTTTACCAAATTCAGATATTGATATGGAAACAGGACACAAAAAAGAGTTCCTCGATATGATTCAGAGGAAAGGAGAGCGGGTTTTCGACAACCTGTCAGAGGTCGTTCAGAACCCCGAACGAGACCTCCACAAAGGACAGATAGTCTCGTTCACGAACAAATACGGAGTAACATTCAAGAACCTCGAAATACTCGGGTTCTGCGAGCCGTGGGACGGTCGATGCGTCTATCTCGACAAATCCTCCTATTGGTTTCCCGCTCGTCCCGAGGAACTGACAATCGAAACGAACAATTAAAACAGTATTAAAATGTTTGCTTTTATAATGATTTTCAGAAAATTACGACACAACAACAGGGAAACAAAAAAATGTTGGAATTGTCGTTTTTATAGCCCTGTTGGGAATAAGTTCGGCGTTTGCGACAGGATTAAATCCGTTATAAATTATAGAGATTTTAGGGAGGAGGATATAAGTACGGAAGCGAACAACGCAAAAGAAAACGGCTGGAGAGTTTCTCACGTTAGCGTGCTCGGGTATATGGTGTGCGATTTACATCAACCACAAAAGAACACAAATAACAAGGGAGGTAAAAAATGAAACAGCCACAGAGTAACGGTCTCGTCGAGATTCACGGACAGAGAGCCGCTCCCGAGAGAGGTTTCAACTGTATGAAACTGATTCAGTTTCTGACAGAGGACGAGGTCAAAGAATGGGACGAATGGCACGGAGCACACCTCCAAGCCGCTGCGGGTCAATGCCCGTACACAGAACGCTGCCCGATTCACGCTCGGACAGCCAAGAACAGACCGATTCAATTATCACTTTTCTAACAACATTATAACAAGGTTATGGATGAAACAAACATCAATCTCGACCCGAACACCGCTCAGGGGATAGAAATCAAACTGTCCGACGGTCGGGTTTACTCGCTAAGTGACAAAGCCACCCTCGACGAAATCGACGAGGAACAGGAGGCGATTTTCCTGTTCAACAACGGAGAAATTTACTGCGGACGCTCAGACGGACAGGTGGACGAGGACGGAGAGTTCGTCCTGCTCAAAAAAGGAATGAAACTCGGGATTGCTCTCCCGTTCTCCCGTCTCGTCGGTTGGGCTTATGAACTACCCCCGAGAGACCCTGTCGAGGTTATCAGGGAACAGGTAAAGGAACTCGCAGAACAGGCGGCTAAGAATTTCGGAATCGACCTCCTGTCGGTTCGGCTCTCTCGAAATGACGACGGACAGATTACCGACATCGCTCTCAGTTACGAAGAACAGGACAATTCAGAGACGGAGGGCGGAGTATGATGCGATTCTTTGAAAGGCTGAAAGAGAGCCTCCGAAAACTGAGAGAGGAACTCGAACAAACGACCGAGGCTATCGAGCGTTTAGGACGCCACCTCGAATCCCTGAACAGACCGTCCCGACACGACAGGAGGTTTCCTCCGTACAGGGAGAAACTCAACCCGAGGGGACACGTCCGACCGATTTTTTTGCACAGAATCAGGTCGAACCCTCACAGAAAGAGAAAGCCACATTAGGGGCTGAAAATCAGAGAACGCAAATAAAATGAACAATAATCGGAAACAAAATCGTAAAAATTATGGCAACAAATTTCGGAATTAAAATCGACCTCCTCAAACTGAAAGGAGCGTTTATGCGAAACCTCAAAGGACAGACGGCGACGAAACGCTGCCTGATTATTCCTGTCGATGAATGCGACGGGATATTCCTCGGAGAAAAGGGCTGTTACCTGAACCTGACAGCAATAGAGATGCAGAACCCACAGTTCAGCGACACTCACTGTATCAAACCTGACATACCGAAAGAGCAGCGGGAGGCTATGACGCCCGAGGAACAGAAAGCCGTTCCCATTATAGGCGGTCTCCACGCTATCGAGGTAAAGCAGCAGACAATGAACGTAAGCGGGACACTCGGACAGGAGGCGTTCTCGGAGAACGACGACGACCTCCCGTTCTAACAGCAGACATCAATCTCGGACGGCGTCCGTCTCTCAGAATCGGGGGGGGGTCACTGCCCCCGATTTCCTGTACGAGCCATTTGCGCCTCCACAATAAACGTACTTTTTATGAACAACGGATTACACCAAAAGAAAGCGAAACGCCCACAGAGCGGGAAATCGCAAAAAATAACTGACCTGTTTACCGTCCTCTGCCGCTCAGACCTGAACGTCGAGTGCGTCAAGGAGTTCAAGTTCCACCCGAAACGTCGGTGGCGGTTCGACTATGCAATCCCCGAACACCGCATCGCCTTAGAGGTCGAGGGTGGCGTATGGACGGGAGGACGGCACACACGCCCGCAGGGATTCCTCGGCGACATCGAGAAATACAATACCGCCACGCTTATGGGCTGGAGAGTGTTCAGAACGACCCCCGACGACCTCCTGAGAACGGCGACCCTGAATTTGCTAAAATCGGCGATTTCGGGCGATTTTGACCCCGAAAACGGCTCTTTTTTGCCCTAAATGTGATTATATTGTAATCATTTCGCTACCTTTGTAGTCTGAAATACAAAACGATGAAACAATGAAAACAGAACTCGTAAAACTCTCTCAGGTTCAAATCAACGCCTCGAACCCCCGAACAATATCTCAGGAGAAGTTCGACAAACTGATTCAGAGCATCCTGATTCTCCCGAAAATGCTGAAACTCCGTCCTGTCGTTACCGACGATACCCTCGTCGTCCTCGGCGGAAATATGCGTCTCCGTGCGCTGACGGCTATCGCTGAAATGTCCCCCGCTGAAATAAACATCGCTCTCGGGAAATGCAGCGGATATGCACAGAAAACGGAGGCGGAGCGAGAGAACCTGCGGGACTATTGGCGGGATTGGGTTCAGAACCCGACCGTCGAGATAGTCAGGGCGTCGGAACTCTCGGAGGAGGAGCAGCGGGAGTTCATTATCAAGGACAACGTGGGTTACGGTGAATGGGATATGGATATGCTCGGGAACGAGTGGAACGAACAGGAACTCGTCGATTGGGGTCTCGATATTCCGTGGGAGAAACCCTCCGACAGCAGCTCTCAGGGAGGAGACGGAGAAAGCGGCGGAGACCAGAACGACCACCTGTCCCTGAACGAACAGTTCGTCGTCCCTCCGTTCTCGATTCTCGACACCCGCCGAGGATATTGGCAGGAGAGAAAGAAACAGTGGTATTCCCTTATAGGCGATATGGGCGACAGCAGAAACGACACCCTCGTAACGTCGCTCGAAATGAAATACAAAGACCTCTATCAGAAGTCGAAGCACAAGAGAAAGGAACTCGGCGTCTCGTTCAGAGAATACGTCGAGAAGTACGCCACGAAAGAGGAACTCGAACGGGAACAGGGAAAAATCGTCGCTCAGGGCGTCTCAATCCTCGACCCTGTTATGGCGGAACTCGTCTGCCGTTGGTTCGGTCGGGAGGGTTGCAAGACGTTCGACTGTTTTGCGGGCGATACCGTGTTCGGATATGTCTCGGCGTATCTCGGCAACGAGTTCACGGGAATAGAACTCCGACCAGAACAGGCTCAACTCAACAACGAGCGAGTTGCGGGAATGTCCGCACGATATTTCAACGACGACGGACAGAACGTCGGGGAACACCTCGAACCCGAGAGCCAAGACCTCCTGTTCTCCTGTCCTCCGTATTTCGACCTCGAAAAATACTCAGACCTCCCGAACGACGCCTCGAATCAGGGAACCTACGAGGAGTTTATCGAGATTATCAGGAACGCATTCACGGCGGCGATTGGCTGTCTCAAACAGAACAGTTTCGCCGTAATCTGCGTGGGAGACGTCCGAGACCGAAAGACAGGCGCATATTACGATTTCGTCGGCGACGTGAAACAGATATTCAAGGACGGAGGAATGATTCTGTATAACGACATCGTCCTGATAGAAATCGGGGCGACAGCCGCTATCCGTGCAGCCCGATATATGGAGACGAGAAAGGTCGTCAAGATGCACCAAAACGTCCTCGTATTCTACAAGGGCAACCCGAAAGACATCAAACAGAACTACAAAAAGATTGAGTATGCAAGCGAAGATTTGGAATTTTTCCGAGTGGATTCAGGAAACGAATCCGACGGAACTAAGGAGACGGTTTGATGCGATTCTCAGTCGTTCGGGATTCAACGTCTTGGACGTCCTCGAACATTATTTCGAGCCGCAGGGATATACCGCCCTGTGGCTGTTATCGGAGAGCCATTTCGCCGTCCACACGTTCCCTGAGTTCGGCAGGACGTATATCGAACTGTCCTCCTGTAATCTCGACTATTATCAAGAATTTCTAAAAATAACTGAAACGCTATGAGTGCAGCACAGAACCAAAAACGAAATCAGGTCAAACTCGCCCGTCTCGAAATTGTGGCTAAACTCTACAAAAGGGGTTACAGCATCCGCAAAATCAGGGACGAGGTTATGCGTCGGCTCGACCTCCCGACATATTCCCTGCAAACAGTCCACAAGGACGTCCGCACCCTCCTCGACGAATGGCGGGAATCCCGTCTCGACGACTTGGACGACGCTCTCGAACTCGAACTCCAAAGAATCGACGACACCGTTCGGGAACTGTGGGAACAGTGGGAGAAATCGAAAACCGATTACAGCAAGACCGAGAGCAAACAGAAAGGCTCTCCGAGCCGAGACAAGGACACGGGACAGACGACTATCAGGACGTTCCAAACGGAGCGCAAGGAAACGGAGGTCGTCTCTCTCGGCAATCCCGCATATATCTCAGAAATCAGACAGCAGCTCGCAGAGCGTCGAAAACTCCTCGGACTGTATGCCCCCGAGAAAAAAGACGTTCAGGGCGGAATCTCGTTCGCATCGTTCCTTATGGAAAGTGGAGCGTTGGACGATGCGGAGCGTAGCATAAACGAAAACACGCTCGTTTAGCCTCCTGCAAGCCTCTCTGTGCGACTTTTGAGGCTCGGACGTGTAATTATCCATTTTGAAAACAAAACGCAACAGCGGTCAAATAAACAGGCAAATTCCCGATATGTCAAGAAAAGACGAAATACTGCGACGGAAAGGGGTCGAACTCCTGAACTCTTGGAGGGCGGATTGGAACAAATTCGTCCGAGAGGCTCTCGGAGTAACCCTCGACCGTGAACAGCGGGCTATCCTCGAATCGGTTCAGTTCAACCCGAGGACGTCTGTCGCATCAGGAACGGCGAGAGGTAAGGATTTCGTCGCCGCCTGTGCCGCTGTCTCGTTCCTCTATCTGACACCTCGTTGGAACACCCGTCGGGAACTCGTCGAGAATACGAAAGTCGCTCTAACAGCCCCGACAGAACGACAGGTAAAGAACATTATGCTCCCCGAGGTCTCCCGTCTCTACAATCGAGCGAAACAGCGGGGAATCATTCTGCCAGGGCGTCTGAACTCCTCAGACATCAGAACGGACAACGCCGAATGGTTTCTGACAGGATTCAAGGCGGACAACAATAACCACGAGGCGTGGTCGGGATTTCACGCCGCCCACACTATGTTTGTCGTAACGGAGGCGTCGGGTATCGGCGAGGACGTGTTCTCGGCTATCGAGGGAAACCTGCAAGGCGACAGCCGTATTCTAATCGTGTTCAACCCGAATACCCCTGTCGGCTATGCCGCCCGCTCTCAAAAGGGAGACCGTTGGGCGAAATTCCGCCTGAACAGCCTGACAGCCCCGAACGTCCTCCAACGTCGCAACGTGATAACGGGACAGGTCGATTACGACTGGGTCAAAGACAAACTCGAACAATGGGCGACGCCTATTTCCGAGGGGGACGTCTCCGAGGAACTCGACGATTTCCTGTTCGAGGGACAGTGGTATCGCCCCGAGGATTTATTCCGAGTGAAAGTCCTCGGAAAGTCCCCGAAGATTGGAGACGACGTCCTGATTCCTCCTCAGTGGATAGAACTCGCACAGGAACGCTGGGTGGCTGTCAATGGTCGGGAGGTTCTCTCGAAAGAGCCTCGAATCCTCGGCGTGGACGTTGCGGGTATGGGACGAGACAGCACGGTTTTCTGCGAGCGAAAGGGACGGTGGGTCGCTCCGTTCATCGCTCGGAACTCAGGAGGAGCAGCCGACCACATGAAGGTGGCAGGAGACGTCGTCGCACATCGACGGAGAGAGCCTCAGATGCTCGTCTCTATCGACACAATCGGAGAGGGAGCGGGCGTATATTCCCGTTGCCTCGAACTCGACGACAGCGGCTATTTCATTTCCTGCAAGTTCTCCGAGGGAACGAAACGGGGAGAACGGGAACTGACAGACGTAACAGGAGAATACAGGTTCGCCAACCTCCGAGCGTATCTCTTTTGGGCTGTCCGTGATTGGCTGAACCCGAAAAACAATACAGGGGCTATGCTCCCGCCCGATTCCAAGTTCTTTGAGGAGGCGACGGAAATTCGGTGGTGGTTTCGCTCCGACGGTCGAATCATCATCGAGCCGAAAGACGACATCAAAAAACGCCTCGGACGCTCTCCTGATAAGTTCGACGCCCTCGCAAATACATTCTACCCGATACGAGCCGTCGGACAGAATATCGACCTGAACAGGCTCTCCCGAATGGTTTAACATCAAAAAAAGCAAAAGAGTATGACAATCGAAGAAATTTTGAACTCGACGGAACTCTCGGCGGCGGAGAAAGTCGCAGCCCTGAAAGAGAAACTAATCTCCGTTCCGAAATGGTGCGGTCGAGGAGGTCTGCAGGAACAGTTCGACCCGACGAAACACCCCGTAATGAACAAACAGAAATACCCCGACGAAGTAACGGAGGACGGCGTTCAGCCTGTCAGCCGTGTAACGGTAGATCTGCCTCGCCTCGCCGTCAAGCGTATGACGGAACTCTGCTGTGGAATCCCCGTCAAGCGAGTTTACAAGCCTGAGAACGACACTCAGAAAGAAATCGCCAAGTATATGGAGGCGATATTCGACAGAAACCGCATCGACAGCGTGAACGTGGAGCGTCTGAATATGTTATTCGGCGGCTGCGAGGTTCTTACGCTGTGGTATGCGGTCGAACAGCGGAACTCGATTTACGGGTTCGATAGCCCCCTGAAACTCCGCTGTCGGAATTTCTCTCCTATGCTCGGGGACGACATCTATCCCCTGTTCGACGAGTACGGGGATATGACAGCAGTTTCAATCGGCTACACCCGAAAGGTCGGGAGGAAATCCGTTCAGTTCCTCGACGCATACACCGCCACGAAGCACATCAAGTTCTCGAACGCAAACGGAGAATGGGAGGAGGTCGAGAACGAGGATATTACCGTCGGGAAAATCCCCGCCATTTACACCTATCGCCCGACGCCGATTTGGGAGAACACCGCCGAGAGTATCGTCTATGAAATTGAATGGGCGTTATCCCGAAACGGAAACTATCTCCGCAAGAACTCGAAACCCGTTTTCATCGTGTTTGCCGACAGCGTTATCAAGTACGGCGACGAGAAAAGCGAGAACAAAGAGTTCAAGGCGGTTATGCAGTACCCGAAAGGCTCGACGGCTCAGTATGTAACGTGGGAACAGGCTGTCGAGAACCTGAAATTCTATGTAAACGAACTCCGCTCCCTGTTCTTTACTCAGTTGCAGCTGCCCGATTGGTCTTACGAGAAAATGTCGCAACAGGCTCTGTCAGGCGAGAGCCGCAAGCAACTGTTCATCGACGCCCAAATGAAAGTTCACGACGAGAGCGGACGTCTCCTCGAATTTTTCGACAGGGAGGTAAACGTCGTGAAAGCGTTCCTCAAAACAATGCTCCCCGAGCGTTACCACAAGGACATCGACGAACTCAGGGTCGAGAATCAGATTACCCCGTTCTCAATTACAGACCGCAAGGAAAACGTCGATATGCTTATGGCTGCGAACGGCGGCAAGGCGATTATGTCTCAGCGAGAGAGTATCGAGGAGTTCGGACACTCGGACGACGTGGACGAGACCCTGAAAGAAATCAGCGAGGAGGACAAAATCGACGCTTTCAGTCTGACGGAATAACGGAGGGCGTCGTATGGGAAAGACATATTCAAGACCACGACAGGCGGCGAAACGACAGACAGAATCGCCGTATAAATGCCGAGACTGTCGCCACTCATACGATTGGCATAGCAAGGCTCTCGACGGGCATCTGATTCTCTGCCGCTGTCCGCACGACGTCAAGTCGGAACACGGGCGGTGGTGCAAATTCCTGTCCGACGCCGCCTGTCCTCAATTCGAGAAAAGAGATGGCGAAAAAGAATAAATACGACAGACAACACCTCCGAAACCTGTCCGTCTATGAACTCCGCATCGACAGAATCTATCAGGAGGCTATTCGGGAGGCTGCGGCTATCGGAGCGAAAATCGGCTCTGTTCGAGGCGACGGGATTTTCTCTTTCAGTGATTATCCCGCCACTCGAACGAGGGTCGAGCGGCTTATGCAGACCCTCAAAAACAGGATGCAAGCCGTCGTCGTGAACGGAATCGACGCCGAATGGACGCTCTCTAACAACAAGAACAGCGAACTCGCCCGACAGGTATTCGGTAAGAACGTCAGGAGGCTCTCTCAGTCTCAATACAGGCGTTATTTCTCGACGAACGACGCCGCCCGTGTTGCGTTCCAAGCACGACGGGTCGGAGGTCTGAGCCTCTCTGACAGGGTTTGGAACTATACGAGACAGTTCAAAGAGGAAATCGAACTCGGTCTCGACGTCGGAATCCGCAGCGGACGCTCGGCGGAGGAAATGTCCCGAGACCTGAGAGACTACCTCAAACACCCCGACAAACTGTTCCGACGGGTTCGGGACGAACACGGAATCCTGCAACTGTCGAAAAGGGCGTCGGAGTTCCACCCTGGGCAGGGGGTCTATCGCTCCTCGTACAGGAACGCACGACGTCTCGCCTCGACGGAGACCAATATCGCTTACAGGACATCAGACCAAGAGCGGTGGAAACAGTTCGATTTCGTCGTCGGAATCGAGGTTCGCCTGTCAAACAACCACACCTGCCTCGGGCAGGACGGAAAGCCCCACGAGTTCCACGACATCTGCGACGAACTCGCAGGACGCTATCCGAAAGATTTCAAGTTTACAGGCTGGCACCCGCATTGTCGCTGCCACGCCGTCTCAATCCTGAAAACTCAGGCGGAAATCGCCGAGGACACCCGTCGAATCCTGAACGGAGAACAGCCGTTGGATTACAGAACGAGCGAGAACTATGTCCCCGACGTTCCAAAGGATTTCAACGGTTGGATAGACAGCAACAAAGAGCGGGCAAAGGGTTGGACGTCAATGCCATATTTTGTCAAGGACAACCCTCAGTACGTCTCAGGGTTCGAGGTCGATACCTATTCGGCGGACGAGAGGAAATTCACTCGGGCGACGAGCGTCTCTCCCGCTATGGCTGAGAGCCTCGGGACATACCTCGCAAGCCGTTACCCTGAAATCCCGAACACGGAGAAAGCCGCCCTATTCCACTACACCCGAGGAGACACGTCGGCGTATCGTCGCCTGAACAACGAACTCAGGAAAGGAAATCCCTCGGAGTTTAATCGTGCGTTTTCGTCCCTCCTGTCGAAAGCCCTCGACAAAATCGAGCCTGTTCAGGAGACCGTCTATCGAACTGTCAGACTAAACAAAACGAACCTCCGAGCGTGGGTCAATCAGGCGGAGGGACAGGCGGAGACCACGTTCAAAGGATTCACCTCGACGAGCCTCGAACGGTCTGTAATCGAGAATATGATTCAGGATAAATCGGGAGGGCGTAAAAACAACGAATCGGACGTCCTACTCGTTATTCAAAGCAAGTCAGGGCGACCAATTCAGGATTTCTCTCAGTTCGGAGGACGGTTCTCTGGACGACAGAATCAGAGGGAGGTTCTTTTCGACAAAGGACTGAAAGTCCGTTTCGAGAGGGTCGTTCAGGAGGGAGACCGTTTCGTTTTCTATCTCTCAGAGGTTTAGTCGTCTGTCTCCTCCTCGACATTCCCTCCCGTCGGGTCGTCGGAGACACGCTCTGCGAAACCGTCGTCGAACATTTCTCGGCGGCGGTTCTTTTCATCTGTCGGGAGGGCGTTCCATTCCGCCTCCTCCTGTGCGTCTCGGGCTTTTGCCCGTTCCCACATTTCGTCGAACTCTTTGTCTGTTATTGCCATAGTGCTGCAAAATTAAGTTATTTTCTGCGAATTTCGTCTATGTGGCGACTACTTTTCGTCTTGCTGTAAGTTATCGCATTGTGGATTTGCGTCGATTTGCGGGGCGTTTCTGCGCTTTTTCCGCATTATCGGCTCTTTCGTTATCTGACAGAGCCTCCCGACATACTCGTTACCCTGTGCGACGCCGATATTCCAAAGACGAGAGACCCGACACCCGATTTGCTCGTGGCTGAACACCTCGTAAATGGCAGATAGAGAGTGAAAGAAAAACTCCTGTCTCTCGTCTCCTGACAGGGGCGGTTCTGAGAACGAAACCCTGTAAATAAACTCCTGTTTCTCGTTCATCGCTCAATCAGTTTGCAGTATGTATTGTCGTTCAGGTTCTCTCTCAGAGCGGCTATCGCCCAAAGTCGTCGAATGTCCTCGGGAGTGAGATTCAGTTCCTCGTCGGGGTCTTCGTCCGACCGTTCACTGAACAGCCTATGTTTCGAGCAATAAGCCTGAAACAGAATGTCCATTTGGCTCTCAACATCCCGTTGGAAATTCTGTTTGTGCCACTCGAACAGAGAGGAAATCTCGGCGTATTGATAGGCTGTCATTTCGACGGAAATCGCCGAACGGCTCTCCCGATAATACGACATACTTTTCTCGCCTGTAACCCTCGAATAGCACTGCATAAAGATATTCATATCAATTTTGTGGCGACCGATTTCAAACCGATACCGTTTCCGCTCCTCGACGTTCAGAATCTCGTCGATGCTTACGCCGTGTTCTCGGCAGATCTGCTCCATAAGCCGACGAGCGTTCTCCGCCTCTCCTCCGACACCTCTCTCAGCGAGGGCGGCGAGTTTGCGGAGTTTCGCTTTCAGGCTCTCGTATTTCTCGTCCTCTTTCATCGTTCAACCTCCTCGAATAAGTGATAAACCAAACGACCTCCAAAGAGTTGGAAAGTCCCGACAAATTTCAGGAGGTAATCTCCCTCGATAGGATGCCCTGTTCCATAGAGACGGAACTGTCTCGGCTCTGATTTCGCCGAGGGATTCACGCAAGCCCAAATATACGGACTGCCGTCCTGAACCTGAACAGAGAGAACCTGCGCTCCCTGTGGGAGGTCTATCGTCTGAACGTCGTCTATTCTGACGGGGTATTTATAAATCCGTTTCATACCTCGCCCTCCTCTCGTCTGTTTACGACCGTCGTTCCGTGCGTCTGAACGTCCCAGTCTGAGACGTGTTCGTCCTGAACCTCGACCTGTCCGAGAATCGCTCCGACGCTTTTCTCGACGATTTCCTCTGCCTCCTGTCTGCTGTGCGCCTCGACCTCGAAACGCCCGCTGAACGAGATTCTCGCTCTGATTTTGAATTTCTTTCGTGCCATATCTGTTTTGATTTTTTATGCCTGAACATTCAGGCGACCGACATACTCTCGTTAGAGAGTTATATATATTTTCCTTTCTTTTACTTTACTTTTCTTTACTTTACTATGTTATTTCGTGTTATAAGGTGGTTATACTCGGGTTATAACCTCGTTATAACACGGAAAGAGGGAACGAACCCTCCGTCCTCTGAATCGAGCGGCGGAGGGCTGTCCCGTGTCTCCTTTAGGCGAGTTTTACTCGGTTCAGGAGGTTGCCCGAAATCTCGTGGAGTTCTCGACTGCGTTCAGGCGACAGTTCTCTGGCGTGTGCCGTAATAGCCTGAGTAAGTTTCCAAAGGGTCGAGCCTCCCTGAACGCCGTCCTCGGGGTCGTTGCGCATCAGGATTTTCTCGACCTCTTTCCCCTCCTGTTTCAGGAGAGTGCCTCCCTGAGTGAGACGGCGGATTTCGTGTTCCATATCGACCTCGATTTCGGACGCTCCCTGTATCTCGTATGCCTTACGTTCGAGGGTCTCTCGGCTGAACAGACCTTTGGTCAGGTCTCGGACGGCTGAGACGGTGGTCTGTGTGTCGAGTTCGTATGTCTTTCGACTTAGGGCGATAGTATCCGGCAGCTTGCTCCCGAGGTGTACGGTTTTCATTACGCTCTCTCGAACCATACCGTTCAGGCAAGCACCGTTCAGGAGGAACGCTCGCATATCGACCGCCCCGTCTCCGTAGTCAGAGGTCGAGAACCTCGCTCCCGCAAAGATTACGACGTCTCCGTTCTTGGCTGTCGGAACGACGAGAGGCTGCGGGAGAATCGTTTCCGCCCATACTTTCGTATCGTTCATGTAGGCGTCCGAGATAACCGCTCCCTGCGACGCTGCCTCCTGAACGAACGCTGTCAGAATCTCGACGGAGTTCAGGCGACGGTAACTGTCGGAGAGGACGCCTCGAACCTGAGTTCCGACGGTGCGGACGAGGACACGGCTGCGCTGCGTCCAGCCTGAGTGTTCGTTCAGGACTGTTGCTGCGAGGTTTCTTGCCCAAGCGTCCCCCGAGGCGAGTTGGCGGAGATAACGCTGCGGAACGCCGAGACGGTCGGCGAGTTGTCCGATTGCGTTATCGTGGAGGGAGAACGCTCCGTCGGGCATATTCATCGACAGGAGGTTTCCCTGTCCGTCGAAAGTGATAACAGGGGCGTGGTCGTTCTGTTTCAGGTTCACGCCGAGCGGGGCGATATAGTCCTGAGCGATTTTGCCCTCGTTTACGAGGCGTTCCATTGTTGCCTGAACGCCGACTGCCTTGCCGTCAATCATTCGCTGTACTTTGTTGATTACGACCTGATTCAGACCCTCTTGGTGGGTCATTGGAGTTGCTGTTAGAGTTTCCATTTTCTTTCTGTTTTATTGAGTTATTGAATAATTTGTCAAATAGTCCTGTGCCTCCTGTTCGAGTTCCTCGGAGGAGAGGTCGTCTGAACTCGGCTCGAATCCTGACAGGAACGCTGCCTCGATAATGTCGTTCATATCAAAATGCGGATTTAAGTTTGAGTTGGCGGAGAACCTCTTTCAGTTCGCTATCCGTGTATTTCGCTGCGACCTCTTTCGACACGCAGTTATGGTTTGAGGCGATAACTATCGCACGTTCCCGAGAGAATTTCGGGGTCTGTCTTTTGATTCTCATATCGTTGGAATTTTACAGGTTATTTTGAATAGAATGTTACTTTCAAGCCTCGACGCAGCTTGCAGACGATTTTCCCGTCCTTTGAGAAGAAACTGTTTTTGAACGCTCTCTTTACGAGAGTGTCGGCGAGTTCCTCCCCGAGGAGACGAATCAGACCGCTCACTCCGACGAGGAGGTTCAGGCGTTCGTCTGAATTGTTGTAACCGTAAACTTTGATTCTGAACTCTCGGTTGATTTGGGCTGTTCCGTATGTCATTGCTGTTGCGTTCATTTGTTACTGTTTTTGAGGTCTGAAAGTGATTACATTGAAATCACGTTGCAAATATAAGTGAACTATTTTAATTAGACCTCATTTTTCCGAAAAAAATTCCGAAAAAATTAACTGAACAGGTAATTTTAAGCCATTTTAACCTACCACACCTCATAAATCGGGCTAAAACAGTCGTTTTATATGGAAAAATCTCGATTATCCAAATTTTTCGAGAAGAAAAAGCAAAATAATATGATTATATTGTAAACAGTTTCGGGTTTTATCACTACCTTTGTGGCGTAATTTGTTTAATACAATCAGTTAAAATTCAAACAATGGACTACAGACAACAGATTTTAGAGGCACTGAAAGCCAAATTTCAGGGGGTCAGTGCCGACATTCTGAACAGGATTGCCAACAAGTTGAGCAAGACTGTTACATCGGCTGAACAGGTTGCGACCGCTGTCGAGGGAGTTACCATTCAGCAAGTTATCGAGAGTTACGGCGATTCCCGAGCGACCGAATCCGCTCAGACCGCAGTCCGCAACTACGAGGCTAACCACAATCTGAAAGACGGGAAACCTATCGAAGCTCCTCCCGCTCCTCCGACAGGCGGACAGGGCGGAACAGGTGGCGCACCCGCCGCTGGGGGTACGGAAACTGTCCCCGCTTGGGCGCAGACGCTTATCGACAGCAACAAAACGCTGACAGACCGTCTCGCCAAAATGGAGGGCGAACGTACAACCGCAACCCGAAAACAGAAACTCTCAGAGGTAACGAGCAAACTCCCCGAGGAACTCCGCAAGCCTTACGAGAGAACCTCTGTCGAGAATCTCTCGGACGAGGATTTCAACACCCTCTTGGGCGAAATCACGACCGAGGTCGAGACGATTTCAGGTTCAATCGCAGCGAAAGGTGCTGTATTCGGAAAACCCGCTGCTCACGGCAGCCAAACCCAACAGAACGCTCTGACGAAAGAACAGGAGGCAGCAATCTCTCAGAGAGAGGGTATGCCGAAAGACGGACAGCAGCCGTTCTAATGTTTAACTCTTAAAAACTCAGCACTATGGGTATGACAGTAAGACGCAACAAGGACACCCGCGCACCTCGTGTCCTGATGCACAAAGTCGCAGACATTCGAGGGGGCGTCTCCGTGAATGTCTCGGAACTCGGAGGCGATTATCTCCGAGAGGGAGCGTTTCTCAGCGCACCCGTGGACGGTATCTGCCACGTCGTAAAGACAGCGACCGTCTCCGCTGACGTTGCCGCAGCCGAAAAGACCGTCAAGGTCGAAAAACTGCACAATTTCAAAAGCGGGGATTTCGTGTTGGCTAAGACTGGCGGCGTTGCGGTGAAAATCGACTCGATTGATACCTCCAACAAGGCTTACGACGTCCTGACACTCTCAGCCGCTCTCGGGGAAATCTCGAAAGGCTCTCAGATTGCAGAGGCGAGCGCAGCCGCAGCAGAGAACACCTCCGCATTGAAGTATCACGCCCTTTCAGTCGTCGGAACGGGTAAGCCTATCGACCCGAAATCGAACCTCGACACCGACGCTTGGGTTATCGCCGTAACGCACGGGAATCCTGTTCCCGACTTTTTGGCTGACGACCTGAAAGGAATTATTAACTATTAAAAACCGCTCAGAAAATGGCAACAATCGTAAATACTATGATTCAGGGGCTTACAGAGCAGATGATTCAGGCTCGCCTGAACACCGCAGACGCCTCTAAGTTTCTGTTCGGCGTTCATTTCCCCGTCAAAAAGGTAAACGGGTTCAAGTGGAAAACCCTCCAAAATCAGTTGGAGAAAAAGAACGTCGCCGCCGACCTGCACACCGATAACGGAACGATTCTCCGCAAGCGTCGTCCGATTTTCGAGACAGCGATGGGCGACATACCGTTCATCTCGATTTCCCGAGACCTTACCCGAGCCGAAATCAAAGAGTATCAGACCGCTCTCGCTTTCGCTCAGGACGAGGACGCAACGAAACTCGTTCAGTATTGGGGCGAGGACGTCGATTTCTGTTTCAACGGCGTACAGTCCGAGTTGGAGTTCATCGCTTGGAAACTCGCATCGAATGCGGGCGTCCTGCATTTCACTCCTACAACGAACGCAACGTTCGCCAACGAATTTGACCTCGACTACGACGTGGACGAGGATATGAAGCGCAAGACCACGGTCGATTGGGACAACAAGGCGAACGCCGATATTATCGGAGACCTCGCCGCCGCTGTCAAGTTCGCAAAGGAACACAACCTGAACCCGAAATTCGCTTTCATCAACCTCGACGAATTGTATCGAATCTGCTCCGCCGAACAGATTATCAAGCAGTGTGCGTCGTTCGCATCGAACGCTCTCGGAATCTCTCAGACGCCCGACCTCGCCGCCGTGAACTCTATGCTCGCAAAGCAGGCTTGGTTGAACGGTCTCCAGCTCCGTGTAATCGACCAGACTATCACCCGTGAATTTGCGGACGGCTCTCAGACCTCGGGCAACCCGTTCGAGAACCGCCGTCTGATTCTCTCCGAGACCGAACGCCTCGGCACAACTCAGTACGACATCCTCAAAGAGAATAGCGACCTGATTCTCCGTGCCGAACGTGCGCACACTATCGTGAAGAAATACGGAACTGTCGAGCCTCAGTCGGAGGTAACAATCGGACAGGCTGACGCCGTTCCTGTATTCGATTCCGCATATCGTAACATCTATCTCCGAACCGACGGTCAGGAGTGGTAAAAACGACTGAATTATGGAAACGATTCTCGAATCCCTGAAAGGCGTAAACGCATATCCCGTTCCTCTCCGTACTCTCGTCGAGATTGCGGAGAGACGGGGTTTGTCTCTGACATCGGAGGCAACTCAGGCAGATCTGCGTGGAAAGGACTATAAACTCGCCACCGCCGACCTCCTCCTGTGGCTGTCTCTCGCCCCGAATATCAGTCAGGGCGGGCAGTCGTATTCGTTCACGGACGAACAGCGGCAGCAGTTCAGGAACAGGGCTAACGCTCTGTTCGACGAGTTCGGGGAGGAGACCTCGTCTGTTCAACCCACATACGGTTACAAAGGTTCTCGACTATGATAATAGAAAACGGCACAATCGAAACGAAAGCAAAGACGGTCGGAAAGATAGACCCGAAAACGGGCTATCCGTCCAAGCCGTCCGACGTTTCGTGGGGCGACCCGATTCCCTGTCAGTACTCAGCAAACAAGTACAACAAACTCGGACGGGTAAGCGGCGAACATTTCATTCGAGCCGAGTATTCGGTTCTGATTGAGGAGCAGCCGTTCGACGCAGAACAAATCAGGCTGAAAGACCTGAACGGAAACGTCGTCGGGGAGTTCTCTGTTATCTCGGTCGAACCTTTGACAGCCGTTTGCGAGATTAGGATTTTGATTTAATCGCAGAAAAGCCCGTATTTCGACGCAAAAAGTGATTATGGTATAAACACGCGTCTCGAAAGAGAAACGCCGTTAGACGGGAAATTCCGAAAAATAACTATCGAATTTATGCCTATAAAGAACCTTACTCCCGAGGGAGCGATTTCCGAGTTCATCGGACAGCAGGTCGAGCGTGTAACGTCCGCCCTGATTTATAATCTGTGCGCCGTCGGAGAACAGGTTCTGAACCAAGCACGTTCGACAAATTCCTATAAAGACCAAACGGGGAATTTGAGGAGTTCTATCGGGTATGTCGTCGCCGTGGACGGCGAGGTCGTTCAGTCGAGCAACTTCGAGGTCGTCAAAGACGGAGCGGACGGTTCGAGGGACGGAAAGAGTTACGCTCTCGAACTCGTAAAACAGTTCCCCGAGGGAATCGTCCTCATAGTCGTTGCGGGAATGAACTACGCCTCCTATGTCTCGGCTAAAGGGTATGATGTTCTCGACAGTTCGGAGGTCTTGGCAGACCGCCTCGTTCCTGAGATTCTGAAACAACTCGGATTCAATTTCAAATAACAGAGACAATGGCAAAGACAGGAAAACAGATTCAAGGCGATATTTACCAACTCCTGAAAGACAGTACACTCTACACGCTGATTTCAGGGGAGGTTTATCGTAACGGATACCGTCCGAGAGACAGCCGAAAGGAGGACGCCGTCGTAACCTTTACTGCGGGATTCCCGACGGAGATTCAGGAGGGCGTCGTTACAGTAAATATCTATGTCCCTGACATCGACCCTTACGAAAACGGGGTTCTCGTCGAGGACGGAGAGCGAACAGAGCAGCTCGAACTCCTCGCTCAGGCTTGGGTCGATTCTCTGACAGCCGAGGTCTCCTGTTATAAGTTCGAGCTGCAGCAGACAATCTACACAGAGGAAGAATCCGAAATCGGACAGCATTTCGTGGTCGTGAAACTCCGATACAGGTATTACGGCGACGATTTCGCACCTATAACAATTCCGCAAACTGCGTTCGTTGATGCGTCCGACAGCGAGGGAGGCAAAGGGTACGAACCGATTATCGAAACAGACGAGGGCGAGGTTCTCGTTATTCAGCCAATTATCGAAAAGTCAAACACTTAAAATTTTAGATTATGTCAGTATTATCGTGGGGCAAACCCAAAATCGAACACACCACCTCTCAGGGTGGAGAGCCTGGCGCAGCCGCTCAGTGGGACGAAATCCCGACCCCTAAAAAGGACACCACCAAACTCACTCCGACAGCGGGACAGGAAACGACCGCCGAGGAGGAGGGCGGCGAGGTCGTCGATTCCCGTACAGGAAAGAACTCCTATCAGTTCGAGTTCGACCTGTTCGTCAAGAAAGGCGAACAGAGAGCGTTCGAGGATAACGACGGAGTTATCTCAGGCGAACACGCATTCCGCCTCACTCCCGAGGACGAGGACTGCGAGGGAATCCTGATAGACCGCTGTTCTCTGCGTGTCGAGGAAAGTTACACCACCGCCGACGGTAAAATGCTCCATTATGTCGCAAAGGTTCTCAAACCTAAGACAGGCAAAATGGTCAAGCCGTACACCAAACAGGCGTAACGGTTCTCAGGTCTCGGAGGCGGCTCGACGGTGGGTCGCCTCCCTGTCAGGCGGGAAAGGGGCAAACGGAGGCTCGCCGAGTTATCTCGGAGGACGAGGGTTCGATTCCCTCTCCCGCCCCTATCATTCATAAAACAGAAAAGAAATGGAACAGACTATCGAACAGAAAGCGGGAGGAACTATCCTCCAACGAAATAAGGAAATCACGGTCGGCGACAGGACGTTCTCTGTTGCTCCTCCGTCCACGGCGACGCTGATTCTTGCGTCCGAGGCAATCTCGCTCCTCCCACAGGAAACTCTCGACGGTAAGAAAATCGTCGAGGAGGTTCTGTATATCGCCAAAGACTGTCGTGTCCTCGGCGATATTTTGGCTATTCTCATTCTCGGGGCGAAGAACCTGAAAGAGACGGTAACGGAGAAAGTCGAGAAACGACGTCTGTTCCGCTCTCCTCGCATCGAGACTGTCGAGAGGGTTATCGACAGGAAAGCGGAACTCGCCGAATGGCTGCTCCTGAACATATCTCCGAAAGAACTCCATCAGACGTTTACGAAACTCGTTCAGGATTTTCAGTTGGGGGATTTTTTCGGCATTACCACTTTCCTGATAGGAATCAATCTCCTGCGCCCGACGAAAGTGGATTAAGCGACAGCATTTGGGCGATTGTAGCGGGGTTTGTCCGAGGTTATAACCTCCCTATCGAATACGTCCTCTATGACCTGAGTTACGCAAATATGATTCTGTATTCAGCCGTAATTCCGAGTTATAAGAGCCGAGACAAACAGGACCGAGACGGGAAAAAGAAACAGGACGAGATAAAAGCGGACGACCCCTCGAACAAAGAAAAGGTTAGGAAATTCTTGGACGAAATAGGCTAATAAAATGAACAACGATAACGGAAAAGCATATTACGGTATAGGTCTCGATAACTCTCAACTCCAACAGGACGCAGAGGAGGCAAGCCGCATTTTGGCTAACATCGGGACAGAGGCGGAGCAGCAGAGTGCGTCCGTCCGAGAGGCTCTGTCGAATCTCCCCGAACTGAACATCGAGATAATAACGAACGCTACATCGACAGCCGATTCAATCGACGCAGCGTTCGCTGAGATAGACCGTGTTTTCGACGAGAACAAATCCGCTATCGCTCAACTCGAAAAGGAATACGACCGCCTCAAAAAGGAGGCGTCTAAGGCGTTTATGGCGGGAGACGACAAAACCTATCGTTCCCTTATGGAACAGGCGAACGCCGTCAAACAGGTAATCTCAGCCCGTCAAAAAATGAATAAGGAGGTTGCCGAAACCGCCGACGCCCTCGCCTCCGAGGAGCGGAAAATGAAAGAACAGGCGGCAGAGGCGCAGCAGAACGAACAGGTTCATACCTCCCTCCGACAGAGGCTCAGGGAGGTAAAAATGGAGTTGGTCGAAATGGAGGCTGCGGGACAGCGTGGGTCGGCTGAATATCGGGCGTTACAGGAGGAGGCAGCAGCCCTGACGGACGCTTGGGGCGATGCTCAGGCACAGGCGAATATCCTCGCCAACGACCAACGGGGAATGCAGGGAATTATCTCGGGACTGTCGGGCGTATCAGGAGCGTTTACAGCCGCTCAGGGGGCGGTCGGTCTGTTTGCGGGAGAGAACGAACACCTCCAGCAGATTATGCTAAAGGTTCAATCCCTTATGGCTATAACAATGGGATTGCAACAGGTTCAGCAGACACTCAACAAGGACAGCGCATTTTCCCTCGTTACCCTGAACGGTCTGAAAGAATGGTGGAACAAACTCGTCGCCGTCGGAACGGGAGAACAGGTCGCCGAGACAGCAGCGACAGCCGCCTCGACGACGGCGAGCGCAGCCAACGCCGCAGCGACGACAGCCGAGGCGGAGGCAAAAGCCGCCGCAGGAGCCGCCGCAGGAGGAAAGACTACAGCCGAGGTCGTTGATACAGCGGCGACAGGAGCAAACGCCGCAGCAGCGACAGCGGGAACAGCGGCGAACATCACTCTCGCAGGAGCGTTCCGAATGGTCGGAGCAGCTATCTCCTCGATTCCTGTTTTCGGTTGGATTGCCGCCGCTATCGGAGCGATTATCGGCGTGATAGCCCATTTCGTCAATAAAGCGGACGAAGCCTCGAAAGCGTTGGAGGAGCAGCAGGAACTTATGAAAGAGGGACGCAAAGCCTATGCCGAGGCGTCAATGGAGATACAGGACTACACAGCCCGTCTCAGTGATTCAAACCTGACAAAGGAACAGGAATCCCACCTCGTCGAGGAACTGAACTCGAAATACGGGGAATCCCTCGGATATTACGACAGCGCATCGAAGTGGAAAGAGGTTCTCCAAACTAAAGGACAGGCGTACTGCCAAATGCTCTTAATGGAGGCTCAGTCTCAGGCGATTCTCAACAAGTACACGGAGGCGTATATCAACCTCTTGGAGACGAAAGAGAAAGCCGAGAACGGAGAGTTCGACCATTGGTATAACACGAAAGCGGGAGACCAAGCCTCCCGCCGAAAGGCTATTTCAGAGGCACAGGCAGAGGTCGATAAATGGGAGAAACAGTATAAAGACCTCCAAGCCGAAATCAGGGATTTCAAGGCATCGAACGACCTCGATTTTCATATCGACCCGAAATCTGTCAATATCAAGGGCGGAGCGGGTTCAGGAGGTTCGACGTTCGACCCGAAAAAGGCGTCCGCAGAAATCAAACTCGCTATCGCCCGCTACAAAGCGGAGGTGGCTAAATACATCAAGGACAGCGGAAAGGAACTTACCGACCTGATTATCGAGGGGCAGGAAGAGGGTCTAATGAAAGAACTGAACGGAATCCGTCGGGACACTCAGCGGAAATTGGAGGCTTGGCAGGAGCAACTGAACGAACTCGCAAAGGTTCGACAGGAGACCGCCAAGCAACTCTATATGAATCGCCGAGGAGCAACCGAGGAGGGCTGGAACAATTCCGACGACGGGAAAAAGACCCTGAAAGATTGGATAGCCGTCCTCTACGAGGAGAATCCTCAGATTCAGACAGAGTTTCAGAGAGTGTGGGAACAGATAGTTCAGAACGGCGAAACGGCTCTCGCAAAGGCTCGACAGGAGTTCGACGACGCTATGGTCGAGGAGTACGGAACGATGCAGCAGAAAGAGGAGAAATTAGTCAGGGATTGGACGAAGAAACTGAACACTATCCCCGCCGAATATCTCCCCGCCGCCTTGCAGAAAATGGAGGAGGAGTTCGCCGCCCTCGGTTCTGAGAAGTTCAAAAAGGCAATCGACTGGGAGACCGTGTTCGGCGATATGTCGAAACAGTCTGTCTCCGTCCTCCGATACAACCTCGAAAAGGTTCGGGAGTATTTCGAGCAGAACAAAAATTCAATGTCTGTTACCGAGATAAAAGACTATCAGGAGGCGATTACCAAAATGGAGGAAGAAATCGCAGCCCGAAATCCGTTCGCTGCCCTGTATAAGAGCCTCTCAGACCTCGAAAAGGCAAAGACAGAATACGTCGAAAGCCTCGCCGCTTGGAAAGAGGCACAGAACGAACTGAACGCCGCAAACGAGGAGTTTATGGCGGCTCTGACAGCGAAAAACGAGATTCTCGAACAGATTGATAATGGAGAACTCGCCGAGGGCTGCGACGAACTGACAGATGCGGAGACCCGCTTACAGGCGGCTCGACAGAGAAGCACTCAGGCGACGGAGAAGAACAATACAGCCGAACAGAGAACTCTCAGGGCGAGGAACGGAATCACGAACTCGTACAAGAGTTTCGCCACCTCCCTGCAGGGGGTCGGAAAGGTCGTAACAGACCTCGGGAATCGCTCGAAGAACCTCGCAGCGATTTTCAGCGATTCAGTTGCCTCGGCTATCGGCAAGGCGATTGATTTCACGGAGGAGGTTATGGACGCCACCTCGACAATTATCTCGGCTATCGGAGACCTCGGAAAGGACGTCGCCGACGGTGTGGAGACAGCGGTCGATGCGGCGGCTCAGGGAGCGACAGCGGCTGCTGCGACAGGAGCGACGGCAATCTCGACAATCGAGAAAGCCTCCGTAATCCTTGCCGTTATCTCAGCCGCTTTACAGGTCGCAACCGCTATCGCCAACCTGTTCAACGACGACAATAAAAAACAGGAGGAAATCGAGCGTTTACAGGAACGAATCGACCAACTCCAATGGGAACTCGACAATCAGGAGGCTGTGCGCTTGCAGGAAAAAGCGGGGAAAGCCCTTACCGTCCTGAAACAGTTATACAGCGAGACCACTCAGGAGGTTCTCAAACTCCACGGCGTTACGGCTCAGTCCTCGTATTGGCAGATTTGGTTTACTCAGGCTCGGAACAGTGCGGAAATCTATGCGAAAAGCGTCTCGAAAATCGCCGACTATTGGGCGAACGTCTCCTACACGGCGGACAAAGCACTCGGATCTGCGAAATATGACGAGAGCCGAAAGCAGCTCGAAAACCTCGCCGAGCAACAGATTCTGATTCAGAAACAAATCAACGAGGAGCAGAGCAAAAAGAAAACCGATAACGGGAAAATTCAGGAGTGGCAGAACCAAATCTCGGAGATAGCCGAGGAAATGGCGACTATCATCAACGAGATGATGGAGGACATTATCGGTTTTACGGCATCCGACCTCGCCTCTGAACTCGGAAACGCATTTTTCGAGGCTGCGAGACAGGGCGAGGACGCTATGGAGGCTTGGCACACAAAGGTAAACGACATCGTTCGGGACATTATCCAGCGTATGCTGATTACTCAGTTCCTCGAACCTGAAATCGGAAAGATTTTCGACAAGTACAAGCAGAAATGGTTTCCGAACGGACAGTTCGCAGGAATCGACGCCGTTATCGAATCCGCTCAGACTATGGGCAACGACCTGAACCGTGTCGGAGACATATTCAATCAGATTTACGGCGGACTGTCTCAGGGTCTCCAAGACCTGTTCGCACCGACGGAGGAAGCCTCCCGAGAAGCGTCCGAGAAAGGAATCGCCACAGCCTCTCAGGAGAGCGTGGACGAACTGAACGGACGGGCGACAGCCATTCAGGGACATACGTTCTCAATCGCCGAGAACACGAAACAACTCGTCGTTACGGCGAACCTGATTTTGGAGAGCGTCCTGAATATCGAGCGGGAGACTATCGGTTTCGGAGACCGTCTCACTCGAATGGAAACGAACCTCCGAGGCGTACTGAATACACTCGACGAAATCTCCCTAAAGGGACTAAAACTCAGATAAGATATGGAACTGATAAAAGAAACTCAGGAGGCTTGGAAAGCGGCTAAGAAAGCCGCAGAAAAGCGATGCGAACAGGCTCAGGACTACGATATGGCGAGGAAACTCGCTGCCTGTCGTATGTTCTCGGGAGAGGAGACCTTAGAGGAAATGATAAATCTAATGTTCACTCCCCGAGGAGCAGAGTTCCTGACGAGATACGGATTCCCCTCCCTCGACATATTCCGAAAGTACAAACCGTTCAATCCTGAACAGTACGGGGTTTATATCGACTGCGGGGAAATCAACCTGTCAGAGGTTCGGCGGGCGTTCCTCGTCGGAAAGACCTCTGCGAGAATCACGTTCAGGGACGTTGCGAGGAATCAGGTTATACTGATGCACGGAGCGTCCGCACAGATTATCGTCGGCGGACATTCCGTCGTACACGTCGAGAACGACGGGAGCGGGAATCTTTCATTCATCAAACGAGAAAACGGGATAGTTATATGATTACAGGACGGTTATACATCGACGGAGACGACGCCTACAAACAGTATGGCGTCTATGTCGTGAAAGGCGGTTGGAACGACCTCGTCGCCTTTCCTCCTCTGAAAACAGTTCCCTCGAACGATTGGCAGGAGGAGGACGGTATCGAGGCAGACCTGTCGAATCCCGTCCTGAACACGAAAGAGGTACAACTGAAAGTTGCGTTCTCAGGAACGTACAGCCGTTTTTCAGCCCTGATAGAACTCCTGTCAGACGGGGCGTATCATACATTCGAGTGCGTCTATATCGGTCGAATATACAGGCTGCGTCTCGTCTCTCAGCCGAATATGGCAATCGCTCAGACGCTCGAAACGGCGACCCTGAAACTCGCCAACGATTTCCCGCTCGACGGGTACTCATACAAAGCCCCCGACAGTTCTGTAATCCCCACAGAGGACTACAAGTTCGACGGGTGGAAATTCACGGATTACGGAGTTCGGGTTCTGAAAGGAACTCTCGCCGAAGTCAAGAAAACGCCGACGGTCAAAACGAACCTCCTCCGCAATCTGTCTCACCTCTCAGGGGCGATTTACGACAGCGGACAGGTTACGTTCAAGACAAAGGACGTGAAGATTTACTGCCTGATGCGGGCGGAATCTCTCGACGAACTGTGGCGGAACTGGGACGCCCTCCTGTTCGACCTGATACGTCCCGACGAACACCTCCTGTGGGTGGACGACTTGGAACAGGAGTTTCCGTTCCACTACAAAAGTTGTCAGGTTACGGAGTTTTATCCCGACGGGAAAATATGGCTCAAATTCACGCTGACAGTTACGTTTACCCGCTCGTTCCGTCTCGACGAAAACGATATGGTTCTCGCCACGGAGGACGGAATCGTGGTATTCACTCAGGACGACGTCAATGCGATAGATATGCTCCCCGACAGGTTCTCTATCCCGACCGTTCGTTTCGTGAACAATCGAGCGACGCTGCGCCTGACAGGAAACGGTTCATTCAGATTTAATAATTAATACAGATGCTCCAATGAAGAAAGTAAAAATCTCAGATTTGCCTCTCTACAATTCATTAAAGGGGCTTTTCACTCTCGGAACAGATAAGGACAACCGCTCCGTAAAAGTGTCCTTAGAGTTCATCGAAACGACGACCGAGGCGGCTGTCAAGAAAGCCAACGATGCGGCGGCGGCAGCAAAAACGACCGCTGAGAACGCTGCGGAGACGGCTAAACAGACCGTCGAGACCGCTGCTGCGGCTGCAAAGAAAACAGCGGAGGATGCGGCTAAGGTTGCGACAGATGCGGCGGGCAACGCTGACAAAAAGGCACATGCTGCTCAGACCGCAGCAGGGGAGGCAACCACCGCAGCGGGAAACGCTCAGAAAGCGGCGGAAAATGCCGACAAAAAAGCCACGGCAGCGAACACGGCGGCAGAGGCGGCGAATTTGTCGAAACAGGAAGCCGACAAAGCCACGGAGGAATCAAAGAAAGCCACCGCAGCGGCTCAGGAGGCAACCTCGGAGGCTCAGGAGGCGACGGAATCCGCACGGGAGGCAACGACAGCAGCCGACGACGCAACAGCGTCTCTCGTCGCTTTTCTCGGTTCTATCCTCCCGACAGCCCTGTCCGTCGAGGAACTCCCGAGGCTGACTGTCGGGAACGTCTATCCTGTCAGGATTAAAGCCGTCCTATCTCCCGAGGGTGTTCGGCAGAACATTATCTACCTAAGCGACAACAAAGCCGTTACCGTCTCTCCTGACGGACGTCTGACAATCGTCGGAAAGGGACGCTCGACAGTTCAGGTAATCCCGACCGTGAACACGGCTCTCGCAAAGACGCTGGAGGTCGTCGTCGGAGAACCGACGCTCCGTCTCGTAACTCGAAATAGTCTCCGCCTGACAGCGTCGGGGGCGTTGCGACTGAATTAAAAATAGTGTTTAACAATTAAATCAATTTCAAAATGGCTCTAACAGCAGCACAAGAAGCAATCCTCGAACAGATTATCGAGGCATTTCAGAACGGCAAGCGTCTCAGCGACCTGCCCGACGTCAAAGGAACGAACCCGTATAACCTCCTCGTCGAGGTTCTGGACGAGGACGGAGAATCAAAGAAAGCCGCTCTCGCCGCTCTCCTCCCTTACGCAGAGGAACAGTGTTCATACGGTGCGGAACGCTCTCTGTCCGTCTCCTCTCCGTCCTGTACCCGAATCGGCTCTCCCGCCCTCCACAAGACGCTCCCTATCCATTCCCGCCTGAAAGGTTGCCTCCTCGACGACGACGGAAAGGTGGTCGAATACCTCGACCCGAAAGATTGGACGGGACAGACCCGAGACGGCTCACGGGGACAGGTTATGGTCGAAATCCCTCTCCATTATAGGAAATTCTCCTATGACGGAGGCGTATTCCGTGTTCAACTCTCGGAACTCCCGCTCCCTGGCTATCATCAAGTCCCGAAAATGTATGTTTCGGCTTACGAGGCGACGGTTCAGAGAACAGGGAACAAACTGTCGTCCGTCGTGAACGATTCAGTCGATTTCCGAGGCGGTAACAATAACGCCGCTTGGGACGGAACGTATCGTTCTCTCCTCGGTCTCCCTGCGACGGGAATCAGCAGAACGAATTTCCGCAACTATGCCCGCAACAGAAAGGCTGGTTCGACCGAATGGAACTGTATGACCTATGACGCTCAGAAAGCCCTCTATTGGCTCTTTGTCGTCGAATACGCCACCCTGAATACGCAGGCTCCGTTCAACGCCGAACTTACCGCCGAGGGTTATCGACAGGGCGGTCTCGGAGCGGGCGTAACAGACCTGAACGGCGATAAGTGGAACACGTTCAACGGTTACTATCCGTTCATTCCTTGCGGCTTTACTGACAGCCTCGGAAACGGAACAGGCGTCGTTCCTTTCACTATGCCGACGGAATACGACCCCGACGCACAATCTCCTGTAACGACGAACGTCCCTCGCTATCGTGGCGTCGAGAACCCGTTCGGACATATTTGGCAGTGGACGGACGGAATAAACGTCCGTATCAGCCCGACCGTGGAGAACGGAGGCGACGGTCTCTCGAAAGTGTTCGTTTGCTCAGACCCCGCCCTATTCAAGGATAACGGTTACGACGGTTACAGCCACGTCGGGAACGAGGCTCGAAACGAGGGCTATGTCAAAGAGATAATCGGAGGCGAATACGGGGAAATAATGCCCGCCATCTGTTCAGGAGCGGGTTCGACGACATTTTTCTGCGACTATCACTACACGAACATTCCGACGGCTGAGACGTTGCGAGGTGTCCTGTTCGGCGGTGTTGCGGTTATCGGGTCGGATGCGGGTTTCGCCTATGCGTCCTCGGATAGCGCCCCCTCGTATACGAGTGCGTACTTCGGCTCTCGCCTTTGCTTTATACCCGCCTAATCGTCCCCTCGTAAATCGAAATATCGTTTAACTCGTAACAATGAAAGTATATGGAAAATAATCAGGTAACTATCCCCTCGGAGGACGACGGCTCTCTCGCTTTTCTCAGGATTCCGAGGGACGAGAACAGCCGCAGCCTACAAGGAGAGGAGGTTAAGCAGTCGAGAATCGTGAACACCTCGTTTTGGGTTCACGGTTTCTTGGAGGACATTCCGACCCGATTCTCGAAATCAAAAGGAACGACGGGACAGACGCTCGTCCAAATCCGTCCTGAAAAGGACAGCCCCGAATCAGAGGCTAAGAAGTTTTTCACGGGTTCGCAGGATATTTTATACGTTCTGCGTGAAATCAAGAAACTCGGGAAATTTCCTCGAAAAGTAACTCTCAGGGGAAGCGGAAACCGTTTTTGGTTCGAGTGATAAAATAACAGGTTGGTCGTTCCCGAGGTGTCCTGTTCAGCGGTAATGCGAATAACGGGTCGAATGCAGGTTTCGCCTATGCGAACTCGAATAACGCCCCCTCGAATACGAATGCGAACATCGGCTCTCGCCATTGATTTTCAAACGGGCTTTTACGCCTGATAACAATTTAACGGAACGACGACCTTGCCTCTCGGCAAAAAATGTATGAAACACGAAATGGAGTTAGTAGAAACGCCCTTTGTATCGGCTATCGAACGCCCCGAGTAGAAAAGCAAAGACAATGAAACGTATATCGAATCTATACGAACAAATAATCTCAATGGAGAACCTCCGACTGGCTGACGAGAAAGCCCGTCGGGGGAAACTCCGTTCCTATGGTGTCAAGGTTTTCGACCGAGACAGAGAGAGGAATTTGCTTGCGCTCCACGAC